GAGCTAGGGAGGACCCACGCCCTTCCCTGTGGTGGCTTGGTTTTGAAGGCAAATTCTTACGTGCTGAAATGATTGGTTTATCCTTTCTGGCGCACCCATCGTAGCTCGTGCACTAGACGCTTCGGAAAATCTTCTGACATCTGTAGAGAGAGAGCGTTGAGCACCGCACGATGCGCTATTGCTTGGGGAACGGAGAGGGTCTTGAGGCTATCGATGGATAGGTCATTGGTGGTGGGTTGATAACGCCCCCCTATTTTTTTGTATCCCCCTGCTGAACGAATACGCTTGTGTCGGAAGTTGAAATCTTTGCCGCTATATGTACCCCTAGCAAATACCCCCCCGTTTAATTTTGGGGATGGTGATATGAACGCCCCTTTGATTATTTGGCGGTTACCCTTCTTGATCATGATAGACACGCCATCTGTTGTTTGGCGTGGTGAGAACTTTCTAAGGGATAGTAGTGCTCCTTCTGCTCTAAGCTCTGATGTAAGTGTTGATGGTGAGGCACGTCTCAGGGAGAGTGTTTGGTTCACGTCACGTGCCAGGATGTTGTATATTTGGCGTATTTCTTTGGATGAGGTAGTCTTAGAGCGTTGAATGGTTCTGTTTAGAGCACGTGCTACTCCTTTGTTGAATTCACCGTTGGTGAGATCAACGAATTCTCGTCTTAGGTCGTTGACTGCGTCTTGTACTGAAACCTTAATCATGGAGCTAAGATAATGGAAAAAATGGATTCGTAACTGGATTCAGCGTGATTTTTCGTGAACATTGGTGATGTTTGGTGACGTATTGGGGTATTTGGGATATCTGAGAGCTTGGAACGGCACGAAAACGCCTGAAAACGGCTAAAAATGGGGTTTGCTACAAGTTTGCTACACTTGCTACAACAGAAAATCGTTTTGTTCCAAATTTTGTAGCAGCCTCAAACCCTTATAAAATAAGGGATTTTTGCCCTATTACTACTACTTACTACAATTACTACAATAAATATATATATATATATAGAATACGTTTAATATTTAATAAATAAATATGTATTTATTAAGAAAATATTTATATGATATTATATAAGGGTGTATATTTCCTGTAGCAACTGTAGTTTTGTAGCAACCGTTGATTTTCAGATACTTATCTGGAACAACTGCGTTTTTCTGACGTAGCAAATTGGAACAAAAACGAGTTTTTAACATATCTTTTTATATATATTTCATAAATATTTTGTTTTTTGAATGATAAAATACGTTATATTTGCCGAATATTAAATATTTAGTGAATATGTATAAAATGAATCATTTACAAGTACGTGACGCTCTTTTAGCGTCCGACGAAGGAGAAAAACTAGAAATCTATTGCGATGGAGGTGTAATCGTGAAGTTGCGTGACGAGTTCCCGAAATTGAGCTGGTCTCAAAGAGATGTAGGACATTTCATCGTGACTGTTCCTCCAAAGAAAACCACAAGCTCCAAAAAAGACATTGAAAACGCCATGCAGGTTTATCCTGGTGGAATGTTCAAAATCGACCATCCGTCACAATACGTCCGAGTTGTCGTGACTCAGTACAACAAAGCAAAAGGGACGAATTTCCGTGTCAAGCATGAAGACGGTAATACGTTCATATACAAGGACGGAATGGAGAGGGAATATGTTCGGCAGTCTGAGTATGAAGCTAGGAAAAAACAATTTCTGGCTGAACTTGAAGCCATGCGTCCATTGGTGCGTCCAGATGATTTCTTTGAGTACATAAAACCAGACTACGACAACGGAATTGCTCCAACAACGGAAGCCGATTTTGACACTGTCGAAGCCGAAGACGATTGGAACATCCCAAAAAGAGGAGATATTTACCTCTGTGACGATTGCGGCGTTTTGATTCCTGAGGAAATGGGAGCGGTTGACCTGTGCTCGAGCTGTCAGTTCGATAGAGACGCTGCACAGACGCAGGAAGAGCCTTCAAACGACACAGTGGAACATGAAAAGGTCACACACGAAGCCTTGAAGGCATACGACTGCACGGAATGCGGTGAGGAGCTCCTGGCATACTCCAACGATCCAAAAATCTGCGACATGTGCAGGGGAATCGAATAGGAAGCCACGTATCAATCAAACACAAAAAACCCCTCTCAATCGGAGGGGTATTTTTTTTGCCAAAATGCATCGTTTTACTCGTTTCTGTTTCGCTCGTTCATGATCTCAGAAATCCGTGCCGACATGCGGTCGCAGATGCTCTCATCGACATAGAAATCACGACAGAAATTGTAAATTTGCTCCAGCGGGACTTTGATTGTGGGTGATTGGTTGGCGATTTTTGTCACAAGCTGAATTGCCATGCGCATCTCTTCCATTCCGTAGCCTTCAACGGCATTCAGCACGACCTTCACTGAGTGAATCGCTGTGGAGTGCTTGCGGCCAAACTCTCCAGCTGCATGTGCAAGTGAGCCGCCACAAAGAACGCCCCACGTCACCCCTAAATGTCTCCACACGAGGAATTCTACGTGACGGTCCTTGGATTTGAGTTGTTCTGGTGTCATAGGAGACGCAGCGTAGAAGTCACGCATCGAGAAACGCTCACAATCGATGTTTCTACGTATTTTGGATATTGCCTTGACTGTACTGTTGTAATTTCTAGGTTTTGATTTGACTTTTTTCATGTGTTATAGTTTTACGGATTCTGGCAGCGGATAGCCTTTTGCCTTCGCTACTGCCCTATTGAATAATTCCCAAATTTTCTTGTCAAGGAACTGAGCGTGCATGGTGCCCTTCTTGAACACTTTGACTTTGAAATACTGCCACTCGTACCAAGTTCCCCACTCCCTTGTTTCGGCATAGAAAAACGAATACAGCGTGTCGTTGGCGTTGTATTTCTGGCCCGTCAAATAGCAGAGTGCTTTCACGAGATCATCCACTTTCGCGGCGTTGCCTGTGTATCGAATTCGGGGAATGCTCCCCCAACTGGATTCAGCAACCCACTCGAGAATGAATTTTTGATTCACCAGGTAGTGGCTGTTGGTTTTCCAGCCTTCAACGTTGTATCGGTTTTCGTGGTGGTGCATGGTAAGTTTATCGAATATCTCAACGAGTGCTCGCTCCATCCTGTTGCCATGTGTACCCACAACGATGTCCATCATTTTGTAGATGTTCTTCATCGTGAAAGGCACTTTGGATTGTCGCTCCACGAATACGTTGATTTCCTTTTTCAGCGACTCAGTGAGATACTTCTGCATGTTCATTTTGTTGAACACCCATGACCAGGCTCTTTTTTGGAGCTCCTTTTTGAACGATTCAATGGATGCGTCTTTCTCATCCTGTTTGAGTGCAAAAGTGATGGAATTCGCTCCAAACTCTCCCACAAGATTGTTCATCTGAACGGCATTTTCTGCCACCTGGTCAAAAAGTTTGCACGCTCCAACGTATCGCTGCACAGCGTCACGGATGGCGTTGTACGGAATGATTCCGTTGTATTGCTGCTCTGCCTCGTCTGGTGTCTCGTCAAAATATCCGTCAAACGTGTTCATGTCGGCAGGTTTGAATAGGTGCACCAACCCGATATTGATTCCTGTGGTGCGCTCAGCGTCCGAGAACACGTCACCTATGTTGGTAGACTGTCCATAGTCGGAAATGATGCGTCCAAGCTGTGAGCGTGTGGATGTGTACCGGTTTTCGATTGTCTGCCAATTGCACAGCGCTATCACTTCGCAGCCGTCAGGAGCGATGCTCCAGGCGTGTAGGATATGCCTGTCAGCGTTTGAAAATGGAGGGTTCATCACGATGTAGTCGATATGGCTGACCTCATCGGCCGTGACGTCCAGAAAATCATGTTTGAGGAATGTCGATTTCGAGGCAACGATTCTCGCGAGGTCAGGATTTTTCTCACACGACGTGACAAATGCTCCAGAGCCTGCGCAGAAGTCGACAATATCTCCTTTTCCTGCGGAAGGCTCAAGAACGTATTTTCCTGCAAGGTCTGTTGTGGCGAGCATCAATTGGATAACAGGCTCGGGTGTTGGAAAGAACTCTGAATTGAACATGTCTATCTGTTGATTGCTATGTTCTTATTTGGCACGTGAGCAGGAATGATGGTGTCACCGACTTTTGCTGAATCGAAGAACGACGAGTTGAAAAACTGGATTTTTCCTTTGGCATCGATAAGTATTACCTGTGCGTCATCAAAAGGATCGTAGCCTTTGGATTTCACGACAACGGGCGGCTTCATTTCGTTGAGTTTTTCCTCGTTCGTTTTGCTGCAGCTGGCAAATATGGCGATTGCTGCGAGTGATGTGATTATCGTTTTCATGTTGTGTGTGTATTAATTGTTCAGCATTACAGGCATGATTATGCCAAGTTCTTCGTCTCTGGAAAGTTCCTCGTTTGTAACTATGATTCCTCTGTTTGATCCATGAAATGTTAGTCTATGTTTTGGTATATCGTTCTTGTACATTGCGCTTGTCAGCTCCTTCAAAATCGCATGATTCACTCCGATATTCTCAACTGCTTCGATTTTGTCGGTGGAAGGAATAACGGCGTCACAATTTGGAAATACTCCGTCAAAGAACGAGTATTTGAATCGTGTTTCGACTCCAGACTTCGTTGCGTAAATGGAGTCTTTCTCAAACTGAACTACGTCATATCTGTCGAGTTCTTTCAACAATTCTCTGTGGAGAAATTTCCCCTCTAAGTGTGACGCTTGTTCCTCATCGATTCCATGGACTGCAGTCAATTTCTGTTTGATTAGAATATGCGCGTTTGTGGCATAGATATAACCGTCTTTGACATGTGCGTAGCTTAGTACAGGTCTAATATGGTCTGCGCCGCATGCGTTCCAGATTTTGGCTCTGAATCCGCCTATTTTAACTTTTGATTTCATGATGTGTGTTTTTACTGGTTTTACATTCTGCCTCCGATAGTGAACTCCCTTGCTTTCAGGAGCTCACTTTCGATGAAGGCAACATACTTGAATATTCGTTTGATTAGTCTCATTTTTGTTTCTTGAATTTTCCTGAGCGGAAGTACTTACGTTTTGCTGGTTTCTGAACGGCATCGGACTTAGCCTCGATGGTTGGCATCTCAACTGATTTCATGGCGTTTGGAATCTGCTCCGTTGTTTCAGCTGCTGCAGTGAAAGCCGACAATCGAGTAATCTCAGCCATTGAATCCTTCAATTGAGTACGCATGCGTGATTTCTCTTCGGTCAATTTCAAAACCTCCTCAGCCTTTTTGCTTAGAGCAGCGTTGCACAGTTTTAGTTCAGTATCGATTTCCTCGATTTTTCTCTCGCGTCGTTTGCTGACTGCGCGCATTGCGTCGATTTGCTCGCGCATGGCTTGGATTTTCTCACCGCGTTGTTTGATTGTGTTTTCAAGCGACTTGCCGCTAGCTTCAAGCCATTCGATTGCGACTGATTTCTCAGAGTTCACTGAGTGTAATCCGTTGAGCTCATCTTGGAGCTTCTTGTAGTTCTTAGAACTTACGATTTTAAACATGATATATTGTATTTGCGAGCGTTACGGATGCGCTCCCCCCTGTTGAAAATTTAGATGCTTTGAAAGTTGTACAATGAATAGAATCGAGTGCTGGCAGGTTTACGGATTGAACCGTCTTCCAGATGTATTTCCATTTTGCCGTTGGAATTCGCTTTGATTACGCCTCTGCGTTTGCATTTCTTACGGAGCACTGGCGTTCCAACCTCGATATCGTGTGCAGATACCTTGCTCGATTTCTCGGGCGTTGGTGTGTTTGCGGTGTATGCCATGACGTGTTTTGTCACGTAGGACACTCCGCATCTCACTAGGTGGTGTTTCTCGCCTGTAAGCTCCAGAATAAGATTTTGGCGAATGAATCGGTTGTCGTTTCCTGAGAGGGTTCGAGTCACGAAGTTTACAACGTCTCTCTCATCTTTCATTGCGATTAGCGTACTGACTAATTCTGCGATGGTAATTCTAGCTGTTTTCATATGTGTTTTTTAAAAGTGTGTATGCAAATATACATACTTTTTTTAATTGACAAACATTTGATGAAAAAAAAAGAGGAAAATTTCTTTTCCTCTCCAAAATAACGATGCCACGATGCTAGCCGAAACGCCTGTACAGGTAGAAAATTGCCGCGATTACTAGGATGATGAAAATCATTATTCCAAACGATGTGAATGGATTGGTTCCCGAATCTCGGTCGACTTCCTTGCTGGATGTCTTATCCGTAACCTTTGAATCCACCTTGACGGCATTGTCGATTTGCTCCGTCTTTTCGACTGCCTGAGTGGACTTTGAATATTCTAGGACAACGGTAGTCTTGGTAGACTGTACCGGAACGGTTTTCTTAGCGGTTTTTCCTTCCGCTTTGATGCTTCCTGTAGTGGGGTCGTAGGTCACTTTCACGGTGATATCTCCGTCCGATGTTTCAATCATGTGTTTTTCGATGAGCTCATTGAGTGGACGTGTCACAGCCGTAGCGGTGCCAGGAACAACGATGTGCGTATCGATTTTCTCAGTGATAACGGTTTTGACTTCCTTGTCGGTTTTGGCGTCGGTTTTTGTTGTGATGTCTGCCTTCAAGGATGAATCAATGGAGTTAGTCGATTGGTGATCGGTTTTATTGCTGACCTTCTTGAACGTGCCACAACCGACCATTGAGAATGATAGGATGAGTATTAGAATGAGTTTCATGATTATGGTTTTGACGGTTTTGATGTCTTCGGTTTTGATACCTGAACTGTCAATTCCTTGAGCTTGCTGTATAGGTCTGTGATCTCGGTTTGCAGCTTAGAATTATCTGCCTTCAAGTTCCGATTCTCGATTTTGAGCTCGGTATTCTCCAGACGCAATTCCTGTACTTGTTTGGATAGTTCTTCCTGTTTTGTTTTCAGGTTATCGAGTTCAACGGCAATTCTGGAAGCGTATTTCTCGTATAGTTCAACGGCTTTGGTTTCGGCTTCGTATTCTGCAGATGCATTTTCGGCTTTTACTTTTCGACGGTCGAATATCATTCGAACTATGAAGCCACCTGCTAACGATGCGGAGGCTATGAACCATTCAGAGGTCAGGATTTTATCGATCATTTATTCAGTTTTGAGAATTTCGTTGCCTCAAATATAAAGAATAATTCTTATAAACAGAAAATCCCGTCTGTTAAACGGGATTTCTGTGATATTTCGTGACGTTAGTGTTTCGGAAATGGAAGATTCCATGCCCACTCTCTCAGAGAATTTCTCGAAAGAGGGATAGATGTGTCATTCACAAGTCCTGTCAGGGCCACACGGAACGAATTGAATCCACGCTCAAACTCATCGGATGGTGAGTGCTCGCTCCTCTTCGGTTGTAATTCCGTGTAACCTGGTGTCGCAGCCTCAGCCGAGTTGTGTCCGATTACTGCTTGCTCATTGATCACGGTTGCCTGTGGAACGGCTTCCATATTCTGGATAGGTTGTTCAACGTTAGGAGGCATCATGAATTCAATAGGCTGCACGACAGTCTCGTAGGTCGTTTCTATGGCTTTGGTCTGTGCGTCAATCTCGGCTTGTTTCTGAGCTTGGCGTTGGCGTTCTGCCTCTAGCTCGGCTTTCATTCGCTCGATTTCTGCACGCTCTTCATTGAGGCGTTGCTGCTCCTGGCGTTGTAGTTCCGCTTCCTGCTCCTTGCGTTTGCGCTCCTGTTCCTGTCTGGCGAGCTCGTCCTGTCCATGCTTCACGTAGACGTCGAGCTGTGCCTGAGCGACCCTTCCAAGCTCCTCGCTGTGCACCTGCAGAATTCCGCACACGAAGAACCCATTGATGAGTTGGAAACCGTTGTCATTGAGTAGGGAGACACGTCGCTGGAACTCGGCACGCTTGGCAGCTTCGACAGCGTCCTCGTAGTCCTTTTTCTTTTTGTTGAGCTCTTCCTCGAGTGGTTTGAGCTCTGCAGCGATCCTGTCTGCTTCGGCTTTGACCTCACGTTGGAATCTCAAAGCTGGTTCGGTGAGCTCCTTGCGTTTCGCTTCTACTGTGGTGCGAATTTTCTTGACCTTTGACGCACCTGCTTTGACTGCGTTGTAGCCTTGAAGGTCGTTGATGTCTGCAATCGACAGTGCTCCGAATTCAGCCTTCAAGTGAGCAATCGCTTCATCGGTGACGGTGTGTTTCTTGAGGTCTGTAATTGCGCTCACAATCATTTTGTTCGTCTCAGTCTCGATAAGCATTTGCGTTTCTTGCTCTGGTGTTGTGCTGACAATTTCAGCGTCTTGGATGTGTTGTTCCATGTTTATATTGATTTTAGTGTTACGGATTGATTTTGCCGATAGCCATCTGAATAGCAGATCTTATTACTGCGTTTGGATTGATTGAGTTGCCGTTTGACAGCAAGTGTTCAAGTGTTTCTAGCACTTGCAAAACATTGGTATGTTTCGTTTCCAGTTGCTTATACGCATCCAACTCCAGATTTCTGACTACCTGCATGAATTCGGCAGGATTCTCTATTCCTTCAAATGCATTGACGCACTCGACTATGCGTTTGGCTGTTGCCGATGCCGCTTTGATATCAAAACCGTCAGGTCTTCTACTCCAAACAGTAACAATCTCGACGTATTGGCTGTTACATATTTTTGCAATTGGCTGTTGGTATTTCATGTCGTGTCCTAATTCATAATCCCAAGGCTCGGGTGTGTGTTTTGTTTCCATATTTATTATTTAATTGATTACTATTCATTGTCCTTGAACGAGTAGTATCTACCTCGCTCAGGGGTTACTATTATTCCGTCCAGAACATCTATGTTCAGCAAGTCGAACGCTCTCTCCATCTGCTTCATGATTGTTTTGTCGTTGCTGCTAGGCTCTGTATTTCCAGACGGGTGATTATGCACTATGATAACATTATTCGCGTTGGCTTTGAGTGCCACCTGTAAGCATTGTTTTACATCCAGAACACAAGCCGTCGAACTACCAACACCAATAAGTGCTGCACCTAGAACACGACCCCACGTATTCAGTACGATGATATACGAACTTTCTCGGTATCCAATTTCATTCTGGTCAAACAGATCGTATGCTACTTTATACGCATCATTTGACGACTGAATTCTAGGTAGTTCCGACAATGGTACTCTGTGCGAATAGCTGATTTTTATCTCTGGTATTTTCATTCTGTGTGTGTGTTGTGTATGCAAATATACATATATTTTTTATATCTGCAATATCTATGCAAAAAAAAACCGTCACTTTTTCAAATGACGGCTTTCCACACACTCCGAATAAACTAGAGCGTAAATATACGCTCAATATTCGGGACTTCCAAACTGTCGCATCAGCCTGGAATATTTTAGAATGGCATCTCATCGTCCGATAGGACGTGAGTGTTCCATGCGTTTGTCATTCCTACTCTAGGGTCATCCTTGAACTCATCTAATGAATCCGTCAACATCGACAACGGCAACGAGACACCCCTCGACTTCATGCCAGGGAAATAGGTCCTAGGTTCAACCCTCTCCGCGCTCGGCAACCTCTCCAAAATTCGGTTGTAGTTCTTGGACCATGCCGTCTCTTTGATTATCGCACCGATGCCGTCCGATTGGTTGGCAATCAAAATGCGGTCGTCCTTGACCATGATACCCATTCGACGCAGACGGCTGTGAGCTGTGTCTGGAGACACGCCAAACTCGGCACGCTTGCCAATGGCTACGAGAATGATCTCACCAATGGAACGCTCGATGCGTCCGTGCTCCGTCTCGAGGTTGGTCACGAACCCAATGATTTTCCCGAATAGCTGGTACTCATCCTTGGTCAGCTCCAGACCTCTCTCCTCCGTCCAATCTCTGTCCTGTACCCATTTGACGGCATCCTCGTAACTGATTTCCTTTGTGGACGTCAGCGAGTATGCACCTGCCAACATCGCACCCACCTGGTCACCGATACGACGTTGACCAATCACGGCTGCAACGGCGTCAGCGAACACGCGAGCGTTCTTCAATATCGTGGGTAGGTACTCCAGCGTTCGCGACTGCAGAGCACTCACAAACTCATCGGTTACGGTCATGTTCCAATCGTGCTCAAACTCCATGAAGTCCTCTTTCGCTCGTTTGCCTTCAAAGGATTGAAGTCCAAGCGTGGTGAACCTCGAGCGGTCGGACTGCTGGTTGACGTGCACACCGATGGATGAGAAGGCGAAACACGACCTCATCGTATAGGTGCGTGACGCTCCCGACTGTGTCCCTTTCCCAATGACTCCACCGTCATGATAGGAAGCGGAACGAGCCAACGAGAGAATGTTCTGCACACGCTCCTTATCGTTGTGGCTGTCCACGTCGGACTCATCGAACAGAACCGCTCGAGCGTCGTTCTGCAGCAACCCTCGAACCCCTGCCTCTGTGGTTTTCCCCTGAACGACGATTCCTGTATCGCCAAGAAGGCGCTTCACGAAATTGTCCATCACCCACGACTTACCAGAACCTGCAGGACCGGTTACCCAGATGTGCGGTCTCCATTGGAGCACTCCACAAAACGGAGCAATCACGCACCAACCTGCAAGGAGGTACGCATTTATCTCTCTGTCCCATAGTAGCCATTTGGCTTTGTCGATGAGCTTGGATGAATCGATGCTACGAAGTGGCTGAGCCGTGCCATATCCAAGGCGTTCCCCTATCTCGTAGACGTATCGTGACTTCATGGAGCTCAGCGGAACGGCTTGTTTGTTCACGATGAGCATGTCGCCTGTGTGGACGATAATTTTCGCATCATCTACCCATGCGCCACGACCACGAATGAACTTGTCCTTGAACGTTCCTACCTTGTGGCTGTTGGCAATGAGAAACTGTGTCGCTCCGTCCACGTCAAACTTTGATTTTCCACCGCCAGGGAACTCGTGTTCCCAAAAGTTCAGCGGTGCAAGCATCATGAGGTTGGCTTTATTGATAGATGAAGGGGATAGTTTTATAACGGCTTTGGCATCAAACGAAAAGAAGTAGTACACCAATCTGCTGTTCTCATCCTTATCATATCCGAGCATTCGGTAATGTAGATTGTTGGTGTACAGTTCCACCTCTTTGACAACTGGTGGCAACGGTGGATTCTTTGGTGCTGGCTTCGGCTGTGCTTTCGGCTTTGCCTTCGGTACGTCGGTATTTTCCTGAATGAAATCCAACAGTTCGGCTTTGGTCCATTCCTTGTCGGCAGCATCCCACTTTTCGGGGTACGTTTTCGGAACATCAATCCAACGAACGCCCCCTTTCAGCTGCTTAGAAATATCCAGCATTGCCTTGCGACCAGGCTCGTCATTATCGGCCCATAGGTTGACGTCTCTGCCTACAATCGGAGTGAAGTCTGCGTTCCCTATTCCGTTCGCTCCACCTATCCAGCTGGTTGCAATGATCTCAGAAGGGTCAAAATGCTGCTGAACTGCATCGGCTGTTTTCTCGCCTTCAACCAGAACAACGAGAGCGTTTGGATGCTGAGCGAGAAGGTGCAAATTGTAGAGTGGTCTCGGTTTCTCAAACCCAAGCCAAAGCCACTCGGAACGGTGTCCGTCCGTAGCGTAGACATACGGCATTACCTCCTTGCCTTCTGGAGTATCGAAGCGACACACGTAACCAATAGGTGTTCCGTCTGCGTCGTGATACGTCCATGTCTTGGATGGTATTCCGTGTCGTGGATGAGAAATCGCGTGAGACACGCCTCCTGTTGGTTTGATTTGCTTCCATGTTGATTGCTTTGATTGCTGCGCTGTGCGCTGTTCAAGCTCTGCGCTAGGTGTTGGTCCTAATCCTTGTATCTCGTCAACGGCTTCATGAAATGTAAAACCGCTTCGGGTCAAGAAATCTATTGCGTCACCACCTGCGCCACATGGAAAGCACTTGTATATCTGTTTGGTTGGATTCACCTGAAGAGACGATTTATGATCGTCATGAAACGGACATTTGCCGTAGTATTCTGAGCCACGTTTCTCGAGGTGAATGTGCTTCGAAATTACTGTAACAATATCGTGCTGATTCAAAATTGATTGCGAGTCGATTTTCATTTTTTTATTTTAGTGTGTGTGTTGTGCTCGTCTTACAGATTCTCAATGAGATTCCGTGCTTCTTCGGGACTCCGAGCTATCCCTGCGATTCCTCCAGCCTGTCGCACCCTCGATATAAAATTGAGCTGTGCGGATGAGGCTCGACCTGATTCTGTTTTCACTTCTAGGGCAGTGAAGACTGCGACTTTCTTCCCTACCATGTCAGGCGTGATTGTTTTTTCTGTCCATCCTATGACGTCAGACGACCCCTCACACAATCCTGCATGCAGGGGTCTGCCGTTCTGTATCACCACGTCGCCTGGCATTAGCTTGGCGTTGGTTGGTGTTGTGATTCGTTTTGATTTTCCTATCCATCCCATGCCGACGTTATTTCGGAACACGGTAGTTGTTCGGAGCTGCGATACTCCGAGCATGATTAGTTTTTGAAGGTTTGTTTCAAACATGTGCGTAAAAATGGACGGGAAAGGTACAAAATAATTTCGATTAGTAGATAACCGCGCGGTTTTTAAGTTCAATGAAACATCGGACGGTTGCCCGAACATCTTCTAATGCGTCGTGTGCACCTTCAAAACCTACTCCGAAAAGTTTCTCATGAAGCTCTGTAAGTTTCGGCCATTTTATGCCTCCTCTTACATTACGAGCTCCAACGTATTGAGTTGTCTCCTTCATTGTGCATATTCGGTTTGGCGGCTTGTTGATTGCTCTAACGCCATATCGAATCATTTCTGCACTTAGCACAGGAGTATCAAACGATATGTTGTGAGCAACCATCGTGTGGCATCTGTCTATTGCATTTGCAAAATGTTGCAGCGCAAATGAAGCGTACACCCCTTTTTCATCGTTCTGCTCAGTAGAATAACCATTGTCAATCCAGAACTTTTCATTTGGGATAATCCATCCGTCAGGCTTGATTAGCTCGCAGAACGTCTCCACTTCCTGCATATTCTCATCAAGTAGAATATATGCAAGTTGAATAACTCTAGGCCAATTGTCAAGATCTCTGACATTCCCTGCCATGTTTCTTGGTAGACCGTTTGTCTCCGTGTCAAAAAATAGATACATACTGCTTTGATTAGTATTTTTCGTCGTAGTGTAAGATGCGTTTGGCTGGTATAAGCTCTTCTTTATCCCAATCAAATTTTGCCTCAATAAACTGATAGCGTTTTCGGAACTTTTGATTTGAAATAACAACCAAAGGAAATGACTTGGCGTTGTTAAATGCTCTCTCTGGTCTCTTTTTGCGTGCACGTCTATTCGGAAATCTGTGACGTAAGTTTCCCTCAATTCGATTGATAAGCTCCCCGAGCTCGTTGTACTGTTTTACATACGGTGTGTTCATATAACTGATTTTAAGTGATTACTGATTTTTACTGCCTCCGTCAAAGGAATGCAGATGAATTTAACGTCGCGTTGACGGATATACCTGCAAAACATCTCAACGGTTGTATTATGTCTACGTGGATACCAGGCGTATGCCGCCTTTTGAATGTCCGCTCCAAACTCCTCTAGATTGTGGACCACTGTAACAGGAGTAAGGCACAACCCTCTGCCTATTGTAACTGTTGATGTCTGCATGCTACTTGGATTTTGATAGTAGTATCAACCCTAGACATAGAATTGCACCTCCAAACATGATGTAGATTCCTGTTGTGAATCCAATAACGCTGATTGCTGCGTTCATAATAATTGCTGTAGACTTTTTCATAGTTGCTTTCTTTAAATATTTGCACGCTGCTGACGATTCGAACGTCCTTCATTTTAATACTGTGGATGTACCGTCCACTCGGGCAACCCAGTTACCTTCTCAGCGTATGCTGCTTGTCTTTCCAAGCTGTCAGCGTTCTATTAGAAACTGGAAGTTATTGCGCCTATACCTTTGTAGTCAGGACAGGATTCGAACCTGTTTATAGCACGCTCCGCATATAGGCACCATTCCGCCACCTGACTATAAACCCCCTTGCGTGCATTATTCATATTTCCCAGATTTTGAAAGTGAACAAGGGGGTAAGCTGCCGAGCCTCAGTTCTTTTTTGTAATTAGCATACGCTCAGGATAACGGTTGCCAGAATAAGAACCGTCAAGCAGATGCCGACCGTCATTGAGAAGTCGATAATGTCGTACTTGCTGATTTCTCGCTCTCCTAATACTGTTTCAGTAGTGCCGTTATGGAAAGCATCCCCAAGCTCTTCCTTGGAAACTCCTTCAAGTGCCTCCCACTTTCCTGAATGATTGATGGCGACAATTCGCCCTGCGTTAGATAGTATTCTCATGATTTCTCCGTTTGTGTGTTTGCAAATATATGGAATAAAAATTCATATATGCAAATATACACACATTTTTTTTCAATTTATTTTCGATTTTCTACTGTTGTATAGGTGTTTCGCCCATCCAGCCTTGTATCCACGCTCCTGTTGGATGCGCTCCAATTCCTCCAATGTCCTTGCTTTTGCCACCTCAACGACCTTGTTTCGTTTCATTTGCTCAGCCGTCAACTGAACCAACTCACCATCAATGGCGGTAGGAATGTCGCTCTTCACCTTCTTGGCGTGTCCACAGACAGGACACACAGGACTAGGTGCGTATATCGAGTAACATCTCTCGCATTGGTCCACACGAACGGTCGGCTCTTCATCCCTTTTCTTCTTCTTCTTGCGCGCCTCTCCATCCAGCGACCACTCACGGTGTTCCTCTGGTAGTCCATGCGTTAGGACATTTCCCACGTGATCCAGAATGTAAGCGTTCTGCTTTCCGTCAGCCGTTCTGAGAGCTCTTCCCACCTGTTGGATATACAAACCTAGCGACTGTGTCGGACGGAGCAGGATAGCGCACCCAATGGCAGGGATATCCGTTCCCTCAGAGATGAGGTCACACGACGTCACCACGTCCACTGTTCCGTTCCCTAGTCCGTTTAGGATGCGAGCTCGAACGTCGTCATCCAATGTTCCGTCTGCATGGTACGCTCGATAGCCTGCACGTCTGAACTCCTCAGCAACGTGCTGAGCATGATTCACCGATACGCAGAACACGACGGCAGGAGCACCAGGGCAGATGCGCATGTAGTGTTTGACGGCATCCCCTGTAATTGTCGGCTTGTCCACAATATCGCTCACCTGCTTGGCGTCGTAGTCTCCCCGAATCGTTCGCACCTGTGACAGGTCAAGTTTTTCACGAGGTGCATATATGATAGGCTTCACCAGAAAGTTCATGTCGATTAGGTCGTAGATTTGCGGTCCCATAACGAGATCGTCAAACACACCACCTGCGGACTGTCCGAGTCCTGTTCCGTCACCCCTGCAAGGTGTAGCCGTCACCCCTAGAACTTTGGCGTTTGGGAACGACTGAACGATTGTTCTCCATGATCCTGCAATGGCGTGATGTGCTTCATCGATAATGATGAGGTCAGGGGGTATGATTTTATCCAGGCGTTTGATGAGTGTTTGAACGCTCGCCACCTGAACGGGTGCACTTTTGTCTGGAGTGTACTTCGGTGAGATGAGTCCATGGTGGACACCTGCCTCACGTAGTTTTGCGGATGTCTGTCTAAGTAGTTCTACTCGATGCACCAGAATAAGGACACGCTTCCCTCGAGCGGATGAGGTTGCTGCGACGTAGCAGAACACTACGGTTTTGCCGCCTCCTGTAGGTAGTACGAATAGCGGTGCTTTGCTCCCTTTGATATACGATTCTCTGATACCTTGAACTCCGAGTTCTTGGTATGGTCTTAATGCGAACATGTGTGTATGGTTCTAATTATTGATAGATTATATTCAGCTTATGGTGTTCTGCCTCTGCGTGTTCAAGTCTTGCGCCCCTTGAATCTTTCCAGCATTTAAGCATATAGATTGTGTCGCACGTGCGTAGTGCCTCGAGGTCAACAACCATGTATTCCTCCCAAGTTGCCCCCTCTTTGTGAGGGAGCTTCATAGGATTGATTACTTCGCACCCGAATTCACGCTTCAAGTAACGCTCCATTTCGCAGAACTTGCGAGGTGCGTTAAATATGTCCGACGTTATCGCGCCTGAAATGTAGATGCGTTTCATTGCTTAGAACGGTAAGTCTTGGTCGTCCGTATGTCCTGAACCTGGCGCGCTATACAAAGGTTGCTGTGCCGGTACGGCAAACTGACCATTCATGGATACATTCGCAGCTGCAATTTTCTGAGACGCACTGACAAGTTCTGGCGTTCGAACCGCTTGGTTCGGAATTGCAGCCATAGGTTGTGCCATAGGGTGACCCATGGTCTGAGCAATTGGTTCTGCTTGCTGCGGTGCACCACCTAGCAGCTCAAGTTGGTTCACCATGAAGTTGTGACTGATTTGAACAGAACCGTCCTGTGCATTGAACAGTGAAGGGTTGTAGTTGCCTTCAAGGTAAACCTTCGTTCCCTTTTTAAGATACTGCCCTACTGGTCCTGTTACAAAACGCTCTCCCCATGCAGAGCAACTGAACCACGTTGTTGATTCCTGTCCGTTTCGCTTTTCGGAAACGGCTACTGTAAACCCTAGGAACTGTTGTCCCTGTTGTGTTGTTTTAACCTGAGCATCCTGCCCTAGGTTACCGATGATCACGGTTTTTTTCATGATATGTGTGTGTTTATTGGTTACTACTTTTTAGACGCTCAAGCGTTTCTTTGAGTTTCAGATATGTTCTTATACTCTTTGGTTCTTCACGCTTCCAACGCACTAGTACGGAGCGGTCAACGTCAGCCTCTCGGCATAACCTTGCTATGCTGATTCCAGCATGAGCGCATCCTACGACTAGTGAATTATAGGTATCGTTATGTAGCTCTTCGGTACGTTCCGTGACGTCCGATGAACTCTCGTGATTTGCTTGTTTATTGGCGGTTGTTTCCATGACTTCTAATTATTTTTTCTGCAAATATATTGTTTTTTTTTGATATATAGTTATATTTGCATAAATATTTTTACACACACTACAATATGAAGGTAAATGACATGTATCATAGTGACGTCTCGAGAATATCGAAGTCAGGACTGGACCTTATAGCTAAGGCACCTGCATTCTACTACGAGCGTTATTTGAATCCAGAGCGATCACCCGAAAAGAAAACACCTGCCCTGGTGGAGGGAAACGCATTCCACGTTTTGACGTTGGAGTTCCAGAAATTCGCGCACCACTTCATCGTGAAGCCTAAATTCACAGGCACAGGGAGCGTTGCCAAAGGCGAAGCGTTCGACCTCGAGCACGCCGATAAATCCATCATCACAATGGAGCAGTACGAAAAGGTCAGCCGAATGCGTGACGCTGTAATGAAGCATCCTATTGCATCACAGTTGCTTAGGAATGGTGTCGCAGAGCGCACGCTCAAATGGCAGGACGTTGAAACAGGTGCACTGTGCAAGTGCCGTCAAGATTGGTACGATTATGATTTCAATTTCATAGTTGATTTGAAGTCAACAGAGGACGCCTCACAGCGTGGGTTTGAGGGTTCGTCCTTCAAGTACAGATATCACGTTCAAGCACCAATGTATCTTGACGGCTCGATAGCAAATAACATCACTCCAAATGGATTCATATTCGTTGCCGTTGAGAAGTCTCCTCCGTACCTAGTAAATGTATTCTACGCATCGGACGAGATGTTTCAGTACGGACGGCATCTGTACAGGAACGATCTCCGAACATACCTAGAATGTAAGCAAAGCAACACATGGCCGGGATATGATGTTCAAGCGAAACCACTCAACCTACCCGGTTGGATAAAAATGTAACCGATTAAACCAATATATAACATGGAAAACAATGAAATGGTTGTTGTAAACAGCCAACCAAACCAAACACAACCGAGCATCTATTCGAGTGTGCACTCATTCGAAGCTGCGCAACGCATGGCTCAGCAACTATGCACTTCGACCATGGTGCCGAAGGATTACCAGAACAACGTCAGCAACACGCTCGTAGCGTTGGAGATGGCATATAGAACAGGCGTTTCTCCATTGATGGTGATGCAGAACCTGCACGTCATTCAGGGAAAACCTTCGTGGTCAAGTAGCTTCATCATTGCTTCGCTCAATAGCTGTGGACGGTTCACGCCCCTGCAGTTTCGCACCACACCTTTAGGAGGGAAGGTTGTCAAATATCAAGAAACTGCGTGGGTGAACGGACAGAAGCAACGCAAGGAAAATCAAATCACTATTCAGGATTTTTCATGTGTTGCTTTTGCTCATGACGTCAACGAAAAATTAATAGAAGGACCAGCTGTCAGCGTTGAAATGGCGGTGAAAGAAGGGTGGTATACCAAACCTGATTCGAAATGGCAGACGATGACTGAGCTCATGTTGAACTACAGGTCAGCTGCTTTCTTTGGTCGGTTGTATGCTCCTGACGTCCTTCAAGGCATGCACTCTGCAGACGAAGTAAAGGACTTTGGAGGAGATATCAACGAAGGCAGCAAGCCAAATCCTGTTCAGATTCTAAATGAAAGAGTGGCACCGAAGAATGTGCAACCTACAAGTGCACAGGTAATGGACGAGGCAATAGATTGACCGAAGGAAAGATTTTCCTAACGCCTTGCGAACTCGCAAGTAGGTACAGTGGGAAGGTGACCACACGGACGTTGGCAAATTGGAGGAGCGCAGGAATCTCTCCTCCATTCACTAAGGTTGGTGGTCGCATCTTTTACCGACTAGAAGATGTGGAGCAATGGGAACGAAACAGGACAGTAAATTCTACGAGCGACTACACCAGGCGTTGAGATGAGATTTCCCCCGTGACTAAGCCACCTAAACTAGGTGGCTTTTATTTTGTCCAGAAACCAGCGTTCCCACGATTCCAACGCAGCTCGTTTCTCATTGAGGTAGTCGTATCGGTCGTAGTGCTTGGAGCTCACGTCACCGTTTCTGTGGTTCTGAACCCTGTCTCGGTCTGTCTTACTAACCCCTGCCAATCCAGCGAGGGTTTTCCATGTTCTTCTCAAGTCGCGCGTTGTGAACGGCTCTATTCCAGAAACATAGACAAACGACTTGCATATCATTCTCAGCGTTGAATCGTCCGAGTTGAAGTACGTTCCCTCTCCTGTGCGCTTGCACCATGTTAAACGTCTGAGCACTTGACCTGTCGCTGGCAGGATGTGCTCGTTTCCTGTTTTGGTCTTCTGCCAGTCAATGACACGAAGCTGCCTGTCCACCATGGACGTATCGATTCGCAGCACCTCTTCCACACGCTGACCTGTGAGAATCAACACCTGCAGAGCGACAAGGTTCTTGGGGTCGGTGTTTCTGTTCGAGTTACGATATCCAATATGTAGCCATTTCCAGAATGCCACAAGCTCATCTGTGGATAGCCACCTATCCCCTTTCACTTTTGGCTCTGTGGGAATTCCACTAGCAGGATTCGACGTGAGTCCGAACCTCTCCTTCAACTCAGAGTGCGTTCGGTAATCGTTTTGTGACTTGAGCACCCATCCGTAACACGCATGCATCGCGCCCCTCATGTGGTCGGCCATGGACGGAGCTCCACCTGCATAAATCGGACGGATGGCTTCCACGATATCGGACGTTGTCACCTCGTTAGCAGGCTTCGATTTTCCGATAACCTCAGCCATGCGGTTGAGCGTTCTCCGTATCTCGTCCGTGCTGCGCTTGCCCTTGGACTCGAGGTGAGAGGAATAGTCCGCAATGAGCTGTTCGAGCGTGGCGCGTTTCTGCGGTTTGATGAACGTCACACCGTCCTTGAATCGCTCCCTGGCATCGGAGAGCGACATGTCTGGAAACGTTCCGATTTTGACGGTGCGGCGTCTGCCTTCAATCCATTTGACGGCATACCATTCTGGACGAACTCCCTCACGTATGCTGAGGGTGAGTCTGCCAGACCCACGTTTTCCACCGTCTGTCAATACCTTGTTACCGCCAGCACGGAGAGCTGAGCGAATTCCCACGTCCGTGAGCATGTTTCACCATCGGTTTCGCTGTCGGTAACCGTTTCGGTTGAGCCTTCAACAGCTTGTCACGCTCACGCTCTGGAAAGGCACTTTTTCCAATGATTCAAGTGCCTTACTCGGGAACGGTCGTGAACTCCGATGATGTTAGATTTTGGTAGCGGACCAGTCAAGCGTTTCGGTATGTCGTTGTAGACAAAAGGATTTTTGGAACGATCTCGGTTCTGCTATCGGTTGCGCTATAAATAACAAAACCCCTCACATGGAGGGGTTTCGCTAGCAGGAATCAATCAAGAAACATGGAACGCTTCGTAGCGGAGACAGGACTCGAACCTGCGACCTCCTGATAATGAGTCAGGCGAGCTACCACTGCTCTACTCCGCAGTCTTTTTTCTGAACACCCATTTTTTGCCGTTCCACGTTCTGATTTTTCCGTCCTTGAATTTCGGAGGTTTAACGGTAGTAGATTGAGCAGGCACAATAAACTCACCCCATTCAAGAGGGTTTGGTTGGCAGTCAACTTCACCGATAAACTCTCCAATACTATTGTATGCGTAGGCTTTCATATCTTAGAATTTGATAATGTAATTCATCGCGATATTTCGAGGACGAGTTTCAACACCTCCTGTCAACTCAGTATTCTCAGAACCGTCTGTACCTTGGTCATCCATTGCAAAGAATCCAGCACCAGCACCAATTGAACGGTTGTACTTCTTCATGATGTGTAAGTGGGACTTCAACATATCCAGCTGGAATGAACCAAGGACACGACCAGCATACGTCAATGAAACACTTGCATTTGTAGCTGTCGCGTTTGCGCTCAATACCAACGTCGTTGAGTTGGTAATCGAAAGGATTGTAGCACCAACAGGAATACCTGTTCCTGTTACTGTCATTCCTGCCTTCAAGTCCTCAGTAGATGCAACGGTAACGTTGGCGCTACCATTGGTAGTTCCCGAAAGTTTCGCAACGCTGTTGAGGTCAATGCCACGTCCACCGTCAAGTCCACGAATGAACTCACCGCGAAGGTCTGGAAGGTTGAACGTTGTCGAGCCGTCTCCTGCTCCATACCCTGTGCCAATGGCAGCATATAGGTCGGAGTAAATGTTTCTGGAGATCGCTCCACCGTCACACAACAAGTACCCTGCAGGGGATGTAGCACCAGCGAACGCACTCACCGTTCCAGCAGGAACAGTTCCACGTCCATAGACATCCTTTATCCCTTTGCCCAATGTTGCGTAATGAGAGAATGAACCTGAACCGCTGAACGTGAAGCTACCAAGGATCACGCGAATAACGTTCACCCAAGCAGAACCGTTCCAAAGGTACATCTTTTCATCCTTCAAGGAATACCAATAACCGGTTGTTCCAGGGTCTGAATAAGACGTCACGACGCTCGTCGTATTTTGGTCTACGGCCAAACTCACCGCATTTGTTGTGGGGTTGTACTCAGCATACAATAGACCAGGAAGATTATTTCCAATCAACGCTTGGTAGTTTGAACTACGGATTCCGTAATACACCACAGGACCATTGGCATCGTAGCCATTTGAAAACGTCAACACCAAAGGAGATGTAGAGTTAGCTACGACGTTCACCTCGTTCGCAACGGAAGGTGGATTGTTTTTCACCACCGATCCAAAACTGAATACACCGTTGGTAACTGCAGCTGTGGCAACACCGTGTTTGGCGAATGCGCCAGCACCTAGCATTCGGTGCAAGTTGGATGAGCTTGTCTCCAATGAATCAACTCGTGTTTCGTGGTCGTCAGCAACACCCTTCAAGTAAAGCGTCCTGTTTCCTAGGAGCTTTGCCTGTGCATTTGAGATACCATCTTCGCCACCGATAACGGGGTCTGTGGTTTCAATTCTATATATGCCAGTTTCCCACTGTGCCGTTTCTGTAAGATTTGCCATTTTCTATCTTTTAAAAAGTTATTTTCCATGTTCCATACAGACGGATGTCCTCTGTCTTATTGATTGGATTCCGAACGATGCGAGAAAACATTGTGTTGTCATCGCTGAACAACGCGAATTCCCGAATGGTCACGCCATTATTTTCGTTGGTTTCCAATGCGTACTCAAATATCGCAGATGTTCCCGAATAGGTTACTCCGTCAAGTGCTTTGACAAATGGATTCTCGATTGAGGTATTCGTTCCTGCTGTGATTGCACCGCTTGTTCCAAATCCTATCTGAGATACGATTTTATTTGCATCTCCAGAACCTAGCAATGCTGCAAGTGACTGTTTGCCAACGTTGACAATCATGTTGTTTTCTGTGTACTCAGCAACAAGAATGCCTTTGTCGTACACCTTCAAGTGTACTTCGCCTTTCGCTGTAATATTTTCCTGTGTCATAGCCTGTTTTATGTTGTTAGCGTATCACTCATTGTTCCGTGAGTGATTTGTCCGCCGTAAATATAATTGTTATCGTGATAATATCCAAGTGCATCTGAAAGACCTGTCTCGATATTTACGTTCAACTCCTCTTCCACTCCCACAACGTACTCTGTCAGGTTGCCCATATACGACACGTCACGCAGTCTACTACGTACATTCTTGTACTCAAGAATAAGTTTGACTGCGTCGGATGCTGACTGAGATGTAACACCCATGTCATTCCCGAGATCAATTTTCACTCGAAAATCTGCCCAATGACCAGGTCCGTATGTCTGTGAACCGTTGTGGTTGTATGATCCGTCGTAGTATATTTGGTTTATCAAACGCTCTTCAAGTGTCGCATTGTAGTAACCGATTGCCTTGAGTGCTTCTTTGATGCTCCATGGAGTACCCTTGTACCGATGCAGCTCAATAGCTCTTTTTATGATGTCTCGCTTCTGTTGTTCCGTTTGAGCTAGTCCATACCCACGATAACCGAGAACGTCGAACTGAGCTGCCAATGAAGGCAACGCATCGACATCTACCGTGTCAATCAAATAGATTAGAACCGCTTCCACATCGATGCTGGCAAAACGAGATTCAATCATCTCATCGAATGCCGTGATATGATCAATGTTTGATATGCCAGATGCGAGAATGTTAGCCATTATTAGAACCGATTATGTTCACTGTAACGCTATTGCAGTAAGCGAACTCGTTTACGTCTATCAAAATATCTGCAGAAGGTTGCACCACAGACACGTCAAATACTCCGTCAATAACTGACTGCGCAATTATCTGGGAAATCTTCACGTCCTGCCCTAGCTTCTGGCGCTTTGCCAAAACAAATGCATTCAACTTTGTTTGGATTGCAGACTGAACATCCGTAGGGTCTGCGTCCGTGTATGTAGTAACGTCGATTTCTACGTCGTAGTCGATTCTGTCTGGTGCAATAACCGTTACCAAATCCGTGAGTGGTCGAACCTTCTCCGCATTCACAGCCGCCTCAACGGCATCAATGATTGTGCCTGGAGTGACAGTTCCGTCTTCCATCAAAGGATAAACCTCAACCTCACCTGGTCCCGTTGCTGGAGTGTCGTTTGGTCCCAACACAGCCACGTCGATAATCGAAGGCGAAGCTGACAACGCAAAATACTGATACGCTCCCCTACTCCCTGCATTCGAGAATGACGCAGGAGCAAGTTTGATTCTCTCTCGCAACGCTTCGTCGCTCTCCTGTGCTGCACCACCACCACTTATGGTTGTGTTCACCACCGATGAAACGAACGCCAGAGGGTCGAGAATCTGAGTCACCGTACCCACAGCGTAGTTATTTGCCGTCGTGCCGGTAGCGTTGCTATTTGCCGTTACCGTTGCCGTCGTGACGCCTGGCGCAACTATCGTGTCTGTCGCCACTCGGAACACAGCCAAGCTGTCCACCGTAGCAATTCGAGTTGCTGCAGGAATTGTGACACCACCGTGTCCAGAAACGAGCGTGAACTCGAGCTCCACCGATGCTGCAGATGCCGCCAAACGAGTGACACCCACAAGCTCCCCAAGATAATCCAAAACAGGAGCGTTCGAAAACTCAACCAAGTTTTGAACAGCAGCGTATTGAATCTTCTCACGAACCAATGATTCTCGGTAGGCAAATGAATTTATCAACAACCTCTCGACTTGGGCAGGTTGTATAGTACGTCCGAGTCGCTGCTCCATGTCAGCGATCATCTCGGTAACGATTTGATTAACGTCTCTCTCTATGAATTCAGGCTGTGCCATAACTTACTGTCGTTGTTTGTGTAGTGTCCGCAAATTTCCATTCTATTGTGAATGTCAAATGAGCTTCTTCTACGATGTGCAATATACGAATTATTTGAACTCGCGTTTCATACTTTTGTATTGCAGCGAGAATTTCTCTCTTCATGTTCGGAACGGCAATGTTCACAGGCTTGTCGATATACTCGTATACCCCACATCCAAAGTCTGGTCGCAGAGGGTCTGTTCCCTTCTGCGTCACCAAAATAATGTAGATACATTGCTGTATGTCCGATAGTCCCTGAACAACAGTTCCCTGCTCAGCAAGGCTAAGCGACCAATCGTTTGATGTTATGTCCTGTAGTGTTGCCATTTCCTATGATTATGTTCCTGGTGTTGGAGGTGAAATTGGTCCTGTCGGTGCAGTAGGATGGTTGTGAGTAGACAAATGGACAACCAAAGGCGTTCCCGAAAGTGCTTCGACTTGACCAAGTGCCTTCATCGAACCATCCGCTTTGATGTCTCCGCTCGCTTCCATGTTTCCACTGCTGGTCAATCCGCTTGCACTCAAAGTACCTTGAACACTCACGTCACCTGTAAACTGAGCAGATGGAGTGTCCATCTTAACGCTGTCCGATGCTGTAACATTTGCCTTCGTGCAGGTTACGTTCACCTCTCCAACGCATTCAATAGTGAACTTGCTATCTGAACGGTTGTACTTAATTACTGTGCCATCTGGAAACGTCACACCAACCGTGTCTTTGTCTCCAATCGGAGGAGTGTTTCCTTCATGGTATACAGCTCCTAGAATTACTCCTTCCTCGTCATGCTTATCCATCATGACACAGACAAATTCGTTGACGTCAAACCATGATTCGGACTTGTTGGAAATAGAGTTCCGCACTACTATTTGCAACCAATCTGAAACAATATTGTCTTCATCGAACAAAACCTTCGCCATACCTTTTGTGGCGTCAAGCTCTGTTATATGTCCGTATCTAAGCATGGTTCAAATATATTAATTATTCTTGACAACTACGAATTCTGTACGTCTGTTTTTCTGACGTCCGTCTGCCGTTGCGTTTGATGAAACAGGTTGACCTTCGCCATACCCCTTAGCAATCAATCGAGTAGCGAAAATACCCTTGGAGATCATGTAGTCACGACATGCATTTGACCTACGAGTAGACAAGTCAATGTTGTACTCATCCGTTCCGTTCGAATCCGTATGTCCAGCAACCTCCATAACCGTAGTAGGATTGTCTTTCATGTAGGTAATTACCTTATCAATCGCAACAATTCCCTCTGGTCTTATAACAGCTTTGTCGATGTCAAACAATACGTCTCCAATCGATGCGACTTTTCCTTGCCCTGTTCCAGCACTTATCATCTTAGCTTCAAAGTCTGTGGTGTAACCGCTTCGGTCAATCTTATGCGCCGACTTCGTGATGTTCCACTTTCCAGACAAACCGCCCATTCCTGTTAGCTCAAAGTTATTTCCAGCAACGAGCTTCGTGTTTCCAATGATCGTGAAACTACCCTCTTTCTCCTTGCTATTCGACTTGTGCAGCTTTGCCCTAGCCTTCTTCTCGGCTTGCTTCGGGTTGTCTGCCTTCACTCGAATCTCTAGCGTGTCCTGTGACTTGCTGTCTGGACCACCGCCCTCACCTCCGTACATGAACTTAGTCGGTACATTCGACTCAATGACTTTGTTCTGTTTTGGAGAGGTATGTTTGACGGTAGCTTCCTTATAGGTTGATACAGCCGTGTCCTTCACGTTGTAGGAAAGCAATTGCTTTCTATCAATCTTATCGACTGAATCACTCTTTTCAATGTCAAAAACAGAAGTGAAAACTAGGTTTGTGTCCCTCAAAGAAAACATGATTCCGTAGTCCTCAGCAACTCGTTTGAGGAACGCCAAGTCCGATTCACGAGACTGCGTGATGCGCTCGATTTGAATCTCATCCAAAGCCGACTTATCGGAGTTGTTGTCTATGACCTGGTATCCGTATTTCTTGGCAATCTCATCCGCTATCTGGCGCAACGTCTGTTTCTCGTAAGCCTTTGACGTCTTCGTTCGTACAGGACTTGCTACGCTAGCCGCCAAGCCACGAATGGAAATGACGTCTGGAGCACCCGAAAATTCGATTTCATCAACGGTGAACGTTCCACAGTCCATCATTTCGTGGTCGTAACCAATCGACATGGTGAGCTTGTCACCCTTGTTTGGCATCCAGTCTGTGCGCCAAAGTCCCTCGGAATCTTCAACCGTAAAACTAACCTCATCCGACTCGTCAGAGGTGTTGTCGGAATAATCAACCGACAGCAAGAACTCGGAGATATCCTTCGATATGTCCTTGCCCTGGTACACTATCTTAATGCGTGGCTGTATTACCGTTTCCATGGTGGCAATAGTGAGGTGTTAACACTCGGTCTGTCTGCAACAGGAACGTACAACGTCAATCCAGAAGGTAGCACAACGCCCTTGGGAACGAATGGATTTGCCTCAATAATCTTACTGTACTGAGTCGCATCTCCATACGCTTTAAATGCGATGGTGTCCCAACGATCTCCCTCAACTGTTTTGTAAGTGGTGTATGTCATTGTACTACTACTAAAGATATCAAATCACTCGCCTGTTGTGACAACTGACGAGACTTATTACTCAACTCCACGCCCTTGTTAACTAGCGAAACGATACGCCCTGGAATACTAGCCGTGTTTCCAGCGTCAATATCTGCAATGAGTGCGTTTGCTTCCACCGAAACGTCAGCAGTCACCAATATCGTTTCACTTATTTTCAGAGCCAAATTCCTAGTGCGTGCGTACATTTCCGACGCACTGTCTGCATTGATAACCTCCAACACGTTGCCGAGCTCGTCACCTGCCAGGAGCATGTCCTGCGTTATTTTCTCAGCTTGCGGTCGGTAGGTATCAACGAATACAGGTAGGATAGAAAGAGCGTCAGCAGTCGTGTTGATAGCTGCGCTAGCACCAACCAATCCATTTGTCGCAACCGATTCCAGAGTGACAGCCTTCAATTCAGGAATGAATGTCGGGGGGGCGTTGTTCACGTTGGCAAACGCCTGAGCAACCGAGCTCGACGCAAACGCGGCTTCGCTGTTTGTTCCTGCGTGCTCCAACAATGATACCGTCACCTCCGACTGCAGAACTTTTCCGTCCCCTGCAGAGTTCGTAGGTGTGTCCGAAACCGTTTTGATAACGAAGTTCCCAACGAAGCGACCGTCACCCATTATCAATGGCATCACCTCAGCCGATTCCCTCGAGCTATTCAGTGCGTCGATTTCCGTCTGTGGATCACAGAACGAAATATCGAACATCATTGAAACATCAATGGTGGTTAGGTTCGTTCCAATGCGCTGCAACTTAGGTTTGCCCTCAATGAGAGCGTGTTCAGCAAGGTTTGTCTCCGATGATGAAGACATACTTGTGAACCCTTTGACAGGCGAGAACTGTATATTTCCGAGCTGTGCGTACATTCTATTTAGCTAAACGGTACATAAGATGTTTTGCCACCAACTTTGATAGCTCTCAATACTTGTTTACGGTTGCCCGACTTCTTGTAGGAAACATGCACCCACTGAGGTTCGTTTTTGTTTCCGAACTCCCAAATGAGTTGGTCAAATACAAGGTTGTCTTTGATGTAGTGAAACACCTTTGAGTCAACCGGTATGTCAATAGCCTCTCCCTTGCAATGCTGAGACGTAGAACTTCCACCAATGGCTCTGTTCAACGCAGCACTTCTGAATCCACTATTGATTTTGATAGGCTTTCCTACGAACGTTCGAATAGGCTCAAACACTTTCTCACAAAGCAACTTTGCAGCTTCAATATGAGCAGCATCCATTTTGTTCGAAATACCTCTTGACGTTGCAGTTGGTGAGCTCTCAAACTCAGCAACTGTCATGTGACTACTTAGATTCATTATCCTCGCGTGTTAGTTGCGACAACGTCGCGGTTAAACCTCCAGCCAAGACCATGTAGCCTCCAGCCGTTACTAATGCAGCAGGCAATGCGATTGGTGCAGCGATTAGAACGCCACCAATTGCACCTGCCAAAATTCCTACTCTTTGGACTTTCTTCCAAAACTTCGGTGTCTTACTTTTCCATCTGTCCATTAATTCCATATTCAATTATTTTATGCAAATTTCTTACGCTCTTTTCGAGCCAACGCATCGTTGATAACACGCATAAGTTGCGGTTCGTATTCCTTCAACTGAGATATGAAGTCCTGTTTCCCTCCTGCACTTGCAACGCTACCGTTGAACACAGGCGAGAAGTTCACGACAACACTACCAGAACCACCACCAGCCGCAGCAGGTGAAGCGCCTGGAGACATAGCCTTAGCGCCGCCCTTCACAGCTCCTTTGGTAGCGGCTAGAGCTTTGCTCATAGCGGAAACCATCGGACCAGGTTTGATGCTTCCTGCAATCGTCTCAACGAATTTCAATCGGTGGATGTCTCGCAATGGTCCAGTCTTAGCAGGAGAGAACGGAAGCATGTTCCGCAAGTCCTGTAATCCAGACTTGAACCAGTTGACCATGTCTTTCCATTTGGCTTTCATACCGTTCCAAATATTGTTGACGATGGCTTCCCCTACCTTATACAATTTCTTCGGGAATGACATCATCCAATCGAAGAATGCCAAGAACTTAAGTTTCACTTTCTCCCAAAGTTCGGAGAAGAACTTCCGTATCCTATCCCAATACTTTATGATGAAGCCAACAGGACCCAAGAATAGGATTCCCCATTCCTTAATCCATGCAATGACCTTCCAAAATAGCTCTTTGATTTTGGTCCACAATCCAGCGAAAAACGCCTTTATCTTATCCCAAAATTTGATGATGAAACCGATTGGACCAAGGAATAAAATTCCCCACTCCTTCATCCATGCAACAACCTTCCAGAATATTTTCTTGACGTTGTCCCACAACTTAATGAAGAACGCTTTGATTTTGTCCCAATACGTATAGATGAGTAGCGCAGCGAGAGCTATTCCCGTAATTATGGCAATGATTGGATTTGCCATCATGAACGCTGTTACTACCCTAATGGCAGTGCCCATAAACTGAAACGCTTTGACCACGTAACCAACAGTCGTGGAAAGGAAGGAGAGCGTCTTAGCTATTCCTCCAACCACGAACGACAGACCGCTTATTGCCAGTGACGCCACAGATACAATTGCAGCGACCGAAGCAATTGCCGTAACCAACTCCTGGTTGTCGTCAATCCACTTCGTTATCTTAGGAAGGAACTTATCTACCCACTTGGAGAAACGCTCGAGCATCGGAAGCAATGCACCTCCGATTTTCTCAACAACCTCCCCAAACGCGATTTTGATTCTTGCTGTGGCAGTTGCGTTTGCCTTAGCAACACCACCGACCTGTTTCTCAACCGCAGACAATAGAATTTTCTGAGCCTTCAAGTGTTGACCAGATTCAACCAACGCCTTGATTTTGTTCTTCTCGGCATTCGTGAACGTCACACCCGAACGAGCAAGTGCATTGATGCCCTTGATAGGGTCTTGCAACGCCTTACCTAACTGAACGGCATTCTGTGTTCCCTCTCCGAATCCAGCCGCCTCGAGATCAAACGCAGCCTTAGTGGCACGCTCGAAAATTTCTGACGTGCCAGCTGTGTTTTTGATGACCTTTTCGAACGTGGCTAGCTTGGTTTGAACCGCAATGATGTTCTCATCATCAACGGCAATTTCCATCATGAGTGAGCTAGCAAACTCCTGAGCTTGTTTCGCTGACTTGCCAGACGTCTCACCCATGGACTTGAACACCTGTTCAAGTTTCCGAGTAGCCTTCTCCGATTCCTCAGCAGCTTCTGCAGCCTTGAATAATGGAATACCAATTCCAAGACCAAGCATACCAGCTTGGCGACCAAGGTTGAACGCCTGGTCACCTAGTTTGCTAGTAGCCTTTGAGAATCGAGTAAGATGCTTCTGTGATGCGTCAACAGCACCACCAACAGCCTTAGACATCTTGTCTACAGCTGTTAGTACTACGGCTACTTTTAGAGCATTTAACATTAGTCTGTTTTGTTCAGTTTCTTATTCATCTTTATTGCCTCGTTGTACCACCAATTCAAATCTGGGAGCTCCCATTCCATCAAATCAGTAAGAGGCGTATTACTGAAATGAGCGAGGAACATTACTTGCTCGCTGTCGATAGGCTCCCCCCGAACTCCCCCATAAGAGCGAGTACGTCCTGTCCGTCCATGTCGTCTAGCTCTTCGGCAACAATGCCCCGTCCGTCAATGGTCGTAGTTAGTGCAATCATTGCGAACATCATGTTCGACATGTCGCCATCAGCAATACGCTGAGCTTCGCGAATGTGCTTACCCTTGAATGGTGCAATCACCGCGATTTTGCCCGAAGGCAAGTTGATTTCTTTTGTTCCGGCTACATTAGCCACGTAGTTTTCTTGTGTTTCCATGTTACAATTATTCCTGTTTTAAAAAAAAGAAGGGGAGGCTTTCTCCCCTCCAGTATTATCCACCAATGTTGTTTCGGTATGTCAATAGGATATCAACCCCATTTACTTTGTAGACGTTCGCCAAAGCATCGAATTCTACAACAGCTACTCCACCGATCTCGACTTTTGCGTATGTCACAGCCAAACGGCTCTCCATTTCTACGTTGTCATGTTGCTTGAAGTTACCCATTGGCAACTCCTTGAACTGACCACGGAAGAAACAAACATACGACTCCTGTCCTGTACGGCCACCAGCAGTGTAGTTTTCGATATTCCCACGACACTGAAAAGCGTGAACGTCGTAGGGATTTCCCATCTTCGCCATTACATCGGCGTATACCGCATTCCATTTGATACGAGCTTCCAACTTCTCGAAACCTGACGGAAGCTCTAACGCTCCCATCATTCCCAAAGCCTTGTGCTCCGTCATTTTTGATACGATTTTAGGCAAGTCGATTTCCTCGGCTTTGCCTAAGCACGAACCTCCGTCTAAGTAGACGTTAGCGTTCGTGACTCTATTTACATTTATCTGTGCCATTGCTCAATTTATTATTGGTCTGAACCAAGGTTTTTCAAAAGGTTAATGTCGATGAAAGACTCAAATGTGATTCTCTCAGCTGGAGTTGGTGGCATGAACACGATGTCGAATGTCACATGTCCAGCAGCCAATTCAGTTGGTGAATTCTTCGCAGGATCATACGTGCACTCTCCGTCAATGATTGCACCTCTCTGAATCAATGTACGCATGAAGCTATTCACAGTGTCGCGAATGGCATCAATCAACGCATTGTTCAAAGGCAAATCAATGAACTGCAACATAGCAAGTTCAATGCTCTCATGAAGGATGTCCGCAGTTCTTTGAACAGCGATGAAATTCCCTGGAGCAGTAGACGTTGGAAACGCAGCTGAACGGTTACCCCACACTCGAATTCCTGTACCGAACGCATTGAACAAAGTTACGATTCCAGACTCATTGAGTAGGTTCGCTTCTGTATTCGCATCATTCACGGAAGCCGTGATGATTCTTTCAACACCTGTAATACCTTTGATTTCTCTGTTTGATGGAGAGAACCAATATCCATCCTTATTGTCAGTAGCCGCAATAACTCCAGCCAAGTAAGGTGAGTAAGGAACAACAGCGTCAGCGTCAGTTGCTGGGTCATAAGCCTTCAATCGAGGGTATGTCAAGATAGCACGCTTAGACGATGTACCAAACGATTTGGTCACGTCACCCCTATCTGAAATAGCATGAGCAACATTATCCTCCTCAACGCTATCAATGATCGCATGAGCTCTCATTTTAGTAGCGTATACATCCAACTCAGCAGCAATTGCTTTGGTTGCACTGTATGATGGACAGATCAATAGTCGTGGAGTGAATCCAAACGTACTGAACGCCAAATCCCAAACAGCCATTCCAAAGTAGTCACCACTGTCCACCTCACCGATCAACTGTGACTCACTTACAGATGAAGGGTCAAACGCTTTGTAGGTAACAACGATATTTGCACCCTCAGAAATTGCTCCACCAGGAACAATTGTAATAACACCAAATTCGTTAGACGTGTAGTCAACATCTACTTGGTAGGTAGTTCCGTCACCATCTGTAACGACAGGGTCATCACTTACAGGTGCACTAGTTAGAGTTGCTTTCCCATTTGCAATGGTTAGCTCGTCCGTAGCATTCACAGTGTTTATGTCTTTGTCAAACACATTCACAACTAGAACTGTACCAGCTCCTTGTTTCTGAATGGCGCTCAAAGCCTGTGGAATGTTGAAGTTTGGAATCTGTGATCCAAACTGTGACGCATCAGCAGGTGACTGAACAAGCGTCAAAGTGTTCTTTGGTCCAATAGGTGACACACCCACAAGACCAATGACGGCAGACTTCACAACCGTTATCGGACGTGGTCCGATATTTAGCTCGATAGTCTCAACGCCATGAAGATAATTTGCTGGCATTTTTTGCTTTTTTAAAAGTTAATATTTCGTTGGCTGCTAATATAGCAATATTTTTTATGCTGTAAAACTATTTTTCAAACACATATACTCCTGGCTTCTCCAAACCGTCCCACCACTTCGCACAAAAGTACTTTTTATTTACCGAACCTGCCTGAGACATCACGGGATATATGATGATTCCATTTGCTCCCACGCACTTCTCAGAATCGGTTTCGGGAACGATAGCCACAATGTGACCAGACTTGTTTCGGTTGCGGTTTGCAGCCACCATAATCACGCATTTCCCGTTGTTCGCTGCAATCTGTCCATCGGTAATGTTGACCTCTTTCCAACCGAAAGACGCTCCGTAATTCCTGAACCACTCAAACAAACTGTTGGCACTCATCTCAACAAGCGACCTTCCGTATACAGGATTGTCAAACTCCAAGCCGCTCAAAGCGTCTGGTGTCCACCAAACTCGAGGAAGATACGCACCACTCAGATAAGCGTAGTCGTATGCGTAGATGTTACAGAATGTCGATGTTGCCGTTCGTATGTACCGAAGCGACTTCGCTACATCCAGAAAATCAATGATTCTACGAATTGCCGAAACAGTTCCGTCTCCCTTCGGCATGCTCGCCTCGTTTAATGGATATGCCCTTCGTGAGATCATTGACCTGGTAGAAGGAGCGGAAGATGAAAGGTGTATTTTCGGTATCATGTCACAAGTATTTTGTTGCGAAAAATATGCTCGGTTTATTCAGATAACTTCGATTGGAACGTACTTATGTCATCATAAAAGAACTCGTTAATACTGCAGGAAAGGTCTAGCAGCACAGTGCCGCAATCGGTGAATGCAAATAGCTGCGAACTGCTTACAATCGCTGTCTTAGTTTCTTCATTGAACGTGTAATCAATGTTGTTGAACTCGAATCCGTTTCGTTGAGTTGTTATATTCATTCGTATATGGATGTATGTACAAATTGAACCTTAGACGTGTCTCCCGAATTTGTGTTCTGGAGTGCGAATATGAGGTAGTTATTAACCGTTTCATCGAACGCAATAACAGTGTTTACTCCTGTGTTCACGTAGTCCGTGCTAACAGTTGCACCACCATTAAGAATTGTCAATTGATTTGCCGCTACGTCGATAAATATATTTCGCATCATGCCACTAATATAGTTAGACACAGTCATCGTGTTGTAGGTCGCAATAAGCGTAGCGCCGACTAAACTATTGGAAGTATTCTTGTATACGTCGCAATTGATAATACCAGCCGTGCCACTAATTCTTATTGCTCTGGCTTCAATCTTAATTACCGAGTTCGAAACTATTTTATTTGCCGGAACTAGAACCGATGCACTAATCGTTTTGGCTGTCGTTCCTGTTACGTTTACTCCTTGAGCAATAGGCAGGCATTTAACCAACCCTCCTACATAGATAAGTGAATCAGTTCCAAGCGTTGCTTGATTTCCAGCGTTAGCAGAAACAGCCGTAGGACCTGCTGGTCCTGTAGCACCTTGTGCTCCTGTTGCTCCTATTTCACCAGCGACAACAAACTTCCATGCATTGTGAGATCCTGAACCATTAAATTTATCAACAGTGATAATTATCGTTGTTGCGGATGCGACATTTGCTGTACCTTCCATCCAATAAGATGGGGTGTCACTATGGATTGCCCTAATACGCATACCAGCAGTGAAAGCGCCAACTCCTGCAACAGTCCAAGTTTTAAGACCAGAACCAATAGTTATGGAACTACTTGATGTTATCCCGTCATACCCAACACCTTGCGCACCTGTTGCACCCGTTGAACCCGTCGCACCTTGAATTCCCTGTGGACCTTCTGGTCCTTCAAGCGAAGCAAGCCAATCGAGCTCAGTGCCTTCAAAGCCATTAGCAACAGCAACCTCGTATGCAGATAGTCCGTTAGCACCATCAGCACCATCAGCACCGTCAGCACCGTCAGCACCGTCTGCACCGTCAGCACCGTCTGCACCGTCAGCACCGTCTGCGCCTTGTGGACCAGGCTCTCCCTGTGGACCTTGTGGTCCGCTCTGAGGAGATATCCATTCAGGAATCTCACCTGGGCCATTGGTAGATAGTACGAATCCAGCCTCACCAGGTGATAGCCTTCTCCATACCTCACCATCCCAATATGCAATGTCTCCCTCGTATGCAACGATAGGAGGACTCGGGAATGTGCCAGGGAACGGCACCGCAGGAATTGAAGGCAATTCCTCGTTGTACTCAAAATTTATCTGTGAGAGACCTGGTTCAGTCCCGTATTCTGCATCTTCGACTAGCGTATATCTGCATTGGAAAACCATGGAGTAAGTCCATAGCGCCGTCTCATTGTTCAGCTCTCCAAATGCATTCTTTACTAGGAATAGTTTTGTGCAGTCTGTTGGAGGAAAACCCAACAAACGACGTTTGATTGCCTCCGTAATAGAGTGCAATCCTGTGTTACCTTTCAGCAATCGTGCCTGTACGATAACCTCAACTTGTATCATCTCATCTTGGATGACATAGTCCGAACCCTTTATCGGTCCAAACTCCGATGACTTGTAAGCCACCGTCACCCTTCCATGTAGGAAAGGTCGTTCAAAATCAGCCTGAAACTCAGGGAGCGATAGAACCTCAATCGTGTTCGCAGTTGTTAACGGTTGTAGATGGTTAACAATCTCCTGCTCAATCTGAGAATAGAATACATTCATGCCGATATTTTTTCTAGTTGTGCTTCAAACGTTTGACCGTCTGAGATTTTTCTCACACTCCTAACGTAGTGGAGCGAGTTATTTACAAGTACTTGTTCAATAGTTCCACTACGAACAGATTCTTGAAGTCCGTCAAAGACCCCAATCTTATACTCCATAACAAAAATGAACGGCGAATATTGCACGCCGTTCATCATTTCTTCATGGTTCGGCTCACGATAGTGAACCCTTCCAACTTGCTCTGTTGATCCTTCTAATGATGGAGTCCATGTAGCATCGTAACCCATGACGTTAGTTGTAACGTCAAAGGCAGTCTGCATGAGTCCGTCAAAAGGAGTAGACATAGCAAGGTATTTTCTTTTACGACAATAGTCTTACTTGAACAGTAGTCGCAGTAGTTGTTGCAGTAGTCCAAGCGTGACCTACCAACTTGTAATCTACAGCTGGTGAACCACCGTCAGTAGCAGAAGGAGTAACACTCCCTGCACCGTTGCTATAAACCTTTTGACCAAGTGTGAAAGATTTTCCTGAACCTGTTACCTTAGTAAGTTCGAAAACTCCTTCCAACGCAACAGCGACAACATCACCTGAAACGCCACTACCTAGAGCAACGCCAACTAATTCGCCAATTTCTACGATAGAACCGCTTGTTACAGTTCCTGAAAGCGTAACGTCCTTAACGTCACCACTCTCGATATAATTTTGTGCCATTTTATTTGCCTTTAATTTGATTTCTAAATAAAGGGGGATTGCTCCCCCTCAATATATTCTAGTTACGCACCAGCGTTTCTAATAACACCTCTGTAACCAACAGCTCCGATTCCGAAGTCATGACGGATTTTCCAAGAAGTTCCGTCAACAGAGAATCCTGTCTCAGACTCCATGAATGGCATTTGCTCTCCGTTCAAGAAGTTTACTTCAAGTACCGGCTCAACGTTAGGGTCTGCAAACATGTAGTAAGCAGTTCCAGCCAAACGAGGAGTGTCGATAACTTTGTTGAACAATCCAGCAACGATGTTTGGTTTCTGGAAGTCAGAACCATCATTGTCGTACTGAGAGCTGTTCAACAAACGAAGAACTGAACCGATGTTCACAGGAGACAACGCCAATGAAGGGTTGATATCGATGTAATCGTTTCCGTCTTTGTCTTTCAACGTTCTCATTTGCTGACGCATTGCATCAATGATCGCAATCGTTGGTGCACCAACTGTACCAGCAATGTTTCCATGGTCTGCATGGAACAAACGTTTACCGTCTGCCATGATTGGACCAAGTCCAGAACCTTGTGTCAAGAACGCATAAACATCATTCTCGATAGTTCTTGCAGCAGCACGTCCCAACATAGCCGCCAAACGTAAGAAAGCTCCCAAATCGTCGTTGATAATCATCTGACGTGAAACGTTGATGATGTTACCCTTAGTTCCGATTTTCACTTTCTCGTAGTCAGCGTCAGTGATTTTTTTGTTTTTGAACTCTCCGTTCTCAGTCACAGACTGTAAGTCAGTGAAAGAACCCATTCTCAAACGTTTGTGCTCACGGAAGTCAGACACTGAACCAACAGCACAAAACTCTCTCCAAGAATCTGCTTGGATGTTGTAGTTAGCCAATAGGACAGTTCTGTTAGCTCCTTCAAGCAAAACAGGGAAGTCACTAGTAGATGACGTGAACGCACGTCCTACAAGTTCCATCTTGTTCATACCGTCTGTTTCAACACCACCACGAAAAAGGCTGTCTTTCGCCAAGTCCACTAGGGTCATGTTACGGTACTTTTTGTTCGCCTCAGCAATAACCTCAGCGTTGAACTCGCTCTTGTCTCCTCGAACTAGCTCAGGTTGGTGACGCATTACCAATGATGCTGTTGCAGCTTGAGTACGCAATTCAGCGCTTCTGTCTGCTCCAACCTCAACCTGCGGCTTCATGCCTGCTCCCTGGTCACCTTTCGCAAACTCAGTAATGATGGCAGCACGTGCCTCATTGATGTCTTTGCCCTCAGTGATTAGGGTGTTAGCGAATTCCGTCGGCAACTTTGCCGAACGCACAGCTTCAATAATATCAGCCGTTCTCTTACGCTCAGACTCGATTGCGTTTTGAACAGCCTTAGGGTCAACACCCTGTGGATTCAAAGCACGCTCAAGTTCAGCATTAAGAGCTTCATCCGTGATGCTCGCATCTACGGTGATACCACGCTTTTCGAGCATGGCGATGATCTGTTCTCTTTTCATTATTACACCTTGTTTGTTAATATGCTTGTTTTCAATTGGAGTTGGATTCTGTCTCTCGTATTCGGAAACTAAATCAAACCCCTTGTCACCGTCTGCAGAACGAACGCCTGCTCTCGGATCTGCTGGAATGCTCACAAATGAAATCTCATTCGGAGTCCAATTCCTTATGTAGTAAGTACGGTACTCGTCACCTTCCTTCTTCTCGCTTCGCTCAATCTTATCAACCGAGTAACCGAAAGAAATATCCGTGATGATTCCGTCCCTAACGTCGTTCAACAACGGTTGAACTTCTTCTCTTTGACTGAATCGAACCGTAGCAACCCACGTGTCTTTCTCACGTCGAATATTCTCAGCTCTTCCAATTACAGTCTCACCAACCTTGCCCCACGAACTGTGGTTGTCTAAAACAGGCAAACCACGTTCTCCTGAACGACCTAAGTTAGCGCCATCCATGTCCAACACTTCATTGTAGTATTCCTCTCTATACCACGAATAACGTAGCACAGGAGTCGGCGTAGCAAACACAACGTCAACCGTCTTATTTTCCTCGCTCAAAGTGCTAGGAACAAACGATGCTCGCGTGTACAGCCTTGTGTCTTTATTTGTCTTTGGCATTACTTATTCTTTTATCGATGCAATTATAATAATATTTTTCATTCTACAATAGCATTTCGCAACTTTTTTTATTGCGCAACTGCATTTACTCCATTTGGCATCGTTTTGCCCTGGCGTGAGTCGCTGTCCAAAACAAGTCCTTTCTCATCAAACTTTTTGTTGTCCGACTCAATCTCATCCATAACGTCGTCAGGATCATATCCCAACTGACGCAGAGCTTCGCTGTAACTTAGGAATCCATTTCGGACCATGAGGTTCATGGCGTTGGTCTCCTTCACAGGGTCAATCATTTCGCGACGTGGAGGCGTCCAGCTTACTGCCGTTCCCTCTTTCGCTTTTCCAACTATAGCCGCAGCCTGCAAGAACCAATCCCACACCTTGTCGCAGAACATCGGAATCAACATGTTCTCCTGCCAATCCGTGACGTTTCGCTGGAACTCAATCCAACCCATGCGTCCAGAACTAAAGTTCACGTTCGACAAGTCTCCTGTCATTACCTCGTAGGTTATACCCGTACCCGCTGCAATTCCTTGAAGGATTTTCCGTGAGTAACTTTCGTATCCGTTGGTCATTGGCGGCTGAGCAAACTGCACAGACTTACCAGGAGGCAACATCTCAATGATTCCAGGCTCTACCCTAGAAGCTAATTCAACAGCTTCTTGACTCCCCAATGAGGCGTCTGGGTTCGTGTCTTGAACAAACACCGTGAAACACGCTGCAATCTTTTGGCGAACCAACTCAGCGTCTTCGTAGTCGTCAAAATCTTTCATTCTAATCATAGAAGCCGACATCCAAGGAATACCCCTGAACTGTCCTGGTCGCTCCATGAAGTAAACATGACACACGTCTTCATCTGGAACAAACGCCGATGTCATCGAGAAACTGTCACCAGAACCAGGATGTGACTTGTACAACCAATATCCTTGACGTCTTCCATCTTTTCCGAACTGAACACCCTGAACAATCATTCCTCCATCCTTCATATTCGGAACGTTCTTTCCAACGTCCAAGAAGTCTGGTTCAAGAACTTGAATTTTGATAGGCATGTTCACGTCATCTACCTTGCGACGCACAATGATACACTCTCCACTCTCCACAATAGTTCGCATGACCAAACGCTGGATGCCGTAGAAATTCAACAATCCGTCATAGTCACATGTACGTTTTCCTGCCCAATCATTCCAAGCCTTCATAACTCGCTTTTCAGCGGCTCTACTCAACTCCAATGGTGTAGGAACTATTCCTGTGCCTACAACGTTGATAGAGATGCCTTGGACGGTACGACGCGCGTATACATTGTTCCTAACCTGCTCCCTCGAGCGGTTACGCAATGTAGCCAAAACAGGAAGCGTCTCCCTGTTGGCGTCCGCACCTGTAGATTTCCAATTCTCTGTACGTCGAGTCTTTTGTGCTGCTTCATACGAGCGCAACATTTGCTCAGCAACTCGGTTGCGAGCTCGCTTCAATCCTGCTTCTGGATTGATCCACGAAATTATTCTGTCTAATGTGTTCATAGTCCTTTTGAATGTTTAGCGAACAGCCGCTTGGGAGCTTCGTTCAAACCTAGTTCTTGGCGCATCAAATTGCGTAACTGCAACATCTCGTTCATAGAACGATAGATCACCAACTTATTTCCATACATTACCTGAGTAACGCCCTGCGCAATGGCATTATTTAGCGCATCGTATTGTTCAACTGTCCAAGCCATTAGAATATTGTTTGACCGCTAAGTTAATATTATTTTTCAATCACTCCAAAATGAACTGTCTTTTCTTCTCGGTTGTTTTACTTCTACTCGCTCAGTACGTTCCTGTGGTGATACACTCTTCCACCATGGCTCATTGTTTTCGTATCGGTCCATACCAACGACGGATGCAGCAACACGAGCATAAACACGACAGTCAATAGGTTCGTTTCGGTCATACTTCTTAACCCACTGATACACACGGTATCCTCGGTTATTTATCTTCAACTGCAATTCCTCAGCCGTCAAGCCTCGGAAATAGTGTTGGTCGTACTGCGGAAAGTGACAATAACCATACGGAGCGTTACCGTTCTCATCCTTTTCCTGTCGTAGGAATCCGTATAACTCACTCTTTACAACGGAAACACCAACGTGCCACACCTTCACCCTACCGATTTTCTTTCCTGCAGTAGTTACATCCACCTGGCGTGGTGGTGCAACAATCGTTTGTTGAGTGTCCTTTCCTTTCACAGGAATAACTTTTGTCACGTCGTACCTTTTGCAGAAGTCATAAACGTGCTGAGTGTTGTATCCAGTATCGATTGCCATCATGCGCATTCCAAGTTCTGCGCCGTCTTCCCTAATCCACGTCTCGCCAACGACCTTTGACAAGTCGTCCCACACAGCACGAGCGGACGTGTCGCCAGGCAACACACGGAAATCAATCGAGTAGCTTATTTTGTTGCGACACCAACCGACAATCTCTAACTCCAGACGATCCTTCTGAACATCGACTCCAACCGTCAAGAACTGAACGTCCAATGGAGGAGTATTTATCCTGTAAGTCTCGCGACGGTTGAATAGATTTTCCCAAGGTGGAGCTTCGCCTTTATCCTTGTACGTCTCGCCAAGAACCGTATTGATGAATGACTTCTGCTTTGTGACGTTTCCGTCTGCCGTCTCCCAATCTCGCGCAGCTTCCGACCATGAATACCAACCGAACGGAGAGTACAAAGAATTGATATGATATCCAACCTTCAACGGATTTGTGTACTCTTCATTCGTAGCTCTCCATTCGCCACGCTTCATCATCCATGTTTTGAAACGTTCTTCTATTCCTGCCCCACATTCCTCACAGTAGTACATGACTGATGCGTGATCTCCAGGCTCCCACTTCAAGTTGTCGAACTTCAAGTGTTGTTGGTGCTCACAGTGTGGACACGGAACGAAGAAACGACGTTGGTCCGAGTCAATGAACTCCGACTCAATAACCGACTGTCCCTCAATGGTTGGAGTGGACACGATGAAAATCTTACGACGAGCGAACGTCCGTGTTCGAGCTCGCGCCAAGTCAACAGGACTACCCTCACCGTCAAGGTCAACAGGATAGCCGTCCACCTCATCCAGCATCAAATTTCTAACCGGCATGGAGCGCAGACCAACAGCCGAATTGGCACCAGTCAGCACAACCGTCCCACCAGGGAAATCCTTCTGCATAGTCGTGTTGCCCGAATCCCTCGAGCGTGCTGGTTTGATTTTTTCCCGAAGCCGTGGCGTTGCCTCAATCATTGGCTCGAGACGCATCTTTGAGTTTCGCTTGGACATCGTGTCCGTAGGTTGCACCAACAGCGTGGGTGCTGGCGCAACGTCAATGATGTATCCAAGCCAATTGAACCCTGCTTCCGTTGCCCCTACCTGTGCCCCTTTGATGAACACAATCTCCTGAACAGGGTCGGTCGCTGAGAGCTTGTCCTGAATCTCTTTGAGGTACGGCGTGCGCTCCGTCCTGTATGGACCAGGCTCAGCAGATGAGGTTGGCGCAAGGAATCGGAACTTGTCCGACCACTCAGAAACAGTCAAACGTGGCTCGGGTTTCAAGCCATCGAAGAATCCTTTTGAAAGTAATAGTTCCATAATTAAACGTTTAAATCACGATTTGCAATTTCACTCAGCGTTTCGAGCGTGTCAGCAATGGCGTTGAACAAAACAGAATGTGCTTCGTTCCTAGTCTTTGCCGCAAGAATGTCGTCAATGACTCTGTCGGGAACAGCCTGAAATGCCGTCCTTACCTCCTGCCCTGCAGCAAACAACGCCTTGTACACTTTGTCCTTGTCAACCAGCTGCCCCTTCTTCTCCTTCAACTCAATTGCAGAAATATGCAACTTCACCTCAGCAGCTTGGCGTTTGATCTCAGCAAGAGATTTTCCACCAGGTCGCTGAGGTGTTTCAGGTTCTGAATCTTCAACCTGTAGCTTAGGCTTTGGCTTCGCCTTCATAGGCTTTGGAGGTGCTACTCCTTCACCCATTAGCTCGTTGACTTTTTCCGTACGCTGATACGAAGGGTCGTAGTTCTTGCCCCACTCCTTCAACGCTAAATCTGGATCAATCTTCGGACGCTTGGGGTTGGTGTAGTCTATTGCCTGAACAATCTTACCTGCAGCAATAGCTTTCCCAACGGCAACGTCAGAAACGCCAACACGTCGAGCAAACTCCCTTATCGATACTTTTTCTGCCATACTTCATATTTTATTCTGGTTCCCAAGACTTCGACCATTCACTGTCTCGAACAATATCCGTCTTTGGAATTCCTTTCCTGTTTGCTAATCTAATAACTTCCTCACTCTCCATCTGCAATCGCTCGCAGATTTCATCCATACTTTTCATTTCTGCCAACATGCTCTCAATGATGTCGGCCATCGGAAGAACGCCATGTGTTCCCCTCGCTCGATTGTGCCGAATCGTTGACATCTTCCTACTCGGCTCGTCAGCTGGAGTGATAAACACTACGGGGACTTTGCCGTCCGTTAGCTTGTAGACGTCCTTGTCGGCGCTGACAGTCCAACGGTGGAAGCCGTCAACAATCACATTGTCGGAGTTAGCCACTATTGGCTGTGTCCAACCGTCCTCCAGAATCGAAATCCGTAGCAGCTTCATCTCTGGAGGTGCTACCTTGTTCGGGTTGTAGTCGTTCGCCTTTAGTTCGCTTCGGTGCACCCAACGAACGGAATCGATTGGCTGCCTTTCCACCACGTTTTCCGTACAAGTCAAAGGCTTCCTCCAACGTAATACCTAGTTTCTTTAACGTTTTTTCACCTTCACTAATCATCTGTTGCTTTTGTCGTCCCTTGAAATCACCTTTGACTGCTAGCTTCGCAAGAAATTTCCAACTGCATCCACTCAATGGATGAGGTTCTTCATCTTTGATTTCATCGTTCGTTTTGTTGTAGTGAGCCGAGATCATTGTATTGATGTTCACCGCAACCATGTTTCGATACTCTGGTTCCGTGTAAGTCTCCAGAATCATCTTGCAATAGTTCTGCCAACTCATGTTCTCAGGTTTACTCCAATTCGAGTACAGCTCCGTGTTGGCATAACGCCACGCAGTAGCCACACCCTTCACACGACCAAGCATCTTTTCCCACATCTCAGGGAAACACTCAGCGTAAACCCACAATCCCCTCAACGGCTCTTCGCCATACGGAGGACACACACGCTGAGTCAGGAGCTTGTTGTACAGCTTCGTTTTGTTGAAGATGTCATACGTTCGGTTGTAGTCGAAACCTTTCACCTCGACCAACTTCCAAACGTCTTCACTGCTCCAGTCGTAAATCGGAAAGCCTCGGTAACTGTTGCCCCCCTCAGCCTTTGAAGTAACGAACGCATCGTTCTTCTTGGCAGCAATAACTCGGAAACGTCGAAGGCTCTCCTGGGTACGAATACCCGTGAGCACACACACACTTCCCTTGTTACTTGGAAAGATGCGCGGCATCCAATCTTGGAAGCTGTCTCCAAACTTGAACTGTGGATGCTCCGTCAATGCAAACGACGGCATCTCACGCACCCACAGAGATCGTTCCTCGGGATGCCAACAGTACCAAAACGGTTGCTCGTTGGAACAGGCGTTTCGATGCTTGACAGGTAAACAATACCAATCAAGACGTACCTCGGGGAGCTCTCGTACCCTCGAAACATATTCCACAGTCGGAGGGTGGATTGCCTCCTCGTCAACAAATATCGTATGTACCGGAAGCCTTCTAAGTTCACGTGCCACCTCTATCGTAAGATTTAGAACAGCCGTTGAATCTTTACCGCCAGAGAAAGAGACAACAACGTTATCAAAACGCTTATAGCAGTAGCGAATCCGCTCGAGTGCCGCATCATAAACGTTCGTTTCCGTGTATTTCTTTGACCTGATTTTTGGCATGTTACTTCGTTCTAATTTCTTTGATGCTGCTGGCACTTACTCCATCGACAATCGTTCGATTGATCATTGGATGTACTTCATCGGTTGGTCCAAAGTCGCTGTCTGGATGGAACGCGATAATGTCCATCGTCCGCAAATCTGTACGGAAACAATGACTGCCAACGGCTGAACCTTCGTGTGTCTCACCGTTCTCAGGATTGATGATGAACATCATTCCTTCAATGAGTGGAACTATTCCCCACGGAGTGATGCACTGCCCCAAACCTCGATAAACGTAACCGATGCGAATAGACGGGTGAGTGTGCATTGTCTGGTCGATACCAGCAGGGAAATGAAGGTGATTCAAACAAGGGTCACCCATTTTCACAGGTGGGATGAGTAGGCTATCCGTGCATCCATCGATGTACTTCAAACGCCCCTTCTGTTCCACAGGTCCACCAAACATACGCATGCCGTCGTAGTCCAGAACTTGAACAATCATAACTCGAGTGTATGACTCAGCTCGGATGCGGCCCGTAGTGAAGCAGCCGTACATTCCAGCCTTCAACGGAGTGTCACCGTTATACCAAGCCAATCCCTTCGCGACGAATACGAAGTACGTACCGTCTGTGAAGTTCCACATATCCGAACCCATCAAACCAATAACGTTGATGTTCGGAGACGTGTAGACTTCTCCGTCCGTGAATGGCAGTCCGATGAATGACGGATTCATGAGTTCTCCTTCCAGCATTTAACCAAGTCCATCATGGCGTCCTCGAGCTTGTCGTACATCATTTCTTCACGACGCTTGCTCAGGATTTCAATCAACTCGGATTTGTTGGTGTGCAACATAACCAAGTCAAAACGGGAATAGTCATCGTGCGACACACCAGGAGCATGAGCCTGTTTTGGCTGTTGCTCTGAATCTGGTACCGTCGCGACGTAGTGAGACTTGACGTCTATCGGAAATAGATCTCCGCTCGATTCCAGAAGCGCCGAAATTTCGCTGTCGTTGAAACCTGTGAGCTCGAGCGAGAAATCATCCAACGCCAGGGCGGACAGTTCCTCACGAACCTTCTCAAAGTCCCACGACGCATTGAGCGAAATTTTGTTGTCCGCAAGGACCAACGCTCTGCGTTCGTTTTCCTTCAAACCAACGAGTGTGATTGTCGGAAGCTCGACCATTCCGAGACGGTTCGCTGCCATCACTCGACCGTGTCCAGCAATGATAGTTCCGTGCTCGTCAATGAGTACTGGGTTGTAGAAACCGAACCTCTGGATGTTGACACACAGCTGTTCGATTTGATGCTCGGGATGCGTTCGAGCGTTCCCTGCATAAGGCACTAGTTCAGCCGTCCTCCTGTATTTGACTTCTAAGCTATTCATGGTGTTCCGTTTTATTCCTGTGTTCGCAAAGTTAGCAATTTTTCAATAC